GTCGTCGTGACACCTGCCCGGTATAGGCAGGTGATAGTTGCGAAATTTCGCAACTATCACCTGCCTATACCGGGCAGGTGTCACGACGACTTCCTCCGGGTCGTCGGTAAATAGGATCGCTTCTTTGCGCTCCAACTCCGCCATGCTATCATGGCGGGGAGACCCATTTGTGAACTCAGTGTAGTCACAAAAGAGGATCGCTCCTGGGTCCTCCTTCCAGTCGATGGTGTCTGGAATGATCGGTGACCAAGGGCCACCGATGGACCGACCCACAACGAGGTCGGTACGTCCTACCAAATATATGATAGGATCGAGCGCCACAACGTAATGCGGCGCATCTGGATCAAGGTGATCCAGAGCTCTCTGCACCTGTGCACAGAGTTTCAAATCTTTGGTAACAAGACCAAAGAAGGAGGGGACCTTTTCCCCCCGTTTCGGCAACGTCTGTAAGACGTAGCTGTCAGACTCCATAAACAAAGGGAGCCTGCGAACCACCCAATCAGGGAGTGGTTGCTCATGGATGATAAACTTAAGGATATCATCCCATCCCATGTCATGAAATGACACGGTGTGTTTGGCCCATATGTTCCAGACATCCCACGCAGTGGGAGTCATGGTTTGGGGGCCAAACTCCCATGGTAATACCATGGGGTCGACAAGCCCAAGCTTGTCCTTGAGGACCCAATAGTCCTCAAAATTGGCGAACCTAAAACCAGGGTTCGCCCAAACGTCGATAAATACATCGAGGTTTGGAGCAGGGTCACTTTGACCATGCTGATGTTCGCGATCAATCGCGAATTGGGGGACGGGAGGTTCCCGTCCCTGGAAGATCTCGCGGTAATACACCGCGCGACACAGACGTACAAACGTCTGGGATGGGCTCTCGAGCCCATCGTACTTCATGCTTCGCAGCATGATGCGTGCCTGGTCGTTCCTCGGAGCGACAATGGCGTCCTCAGGGAGTACCTCCTTGAGGCCCTCTATCTTCGGTAGATAGAGGTGGTGCTTGTGCTTGACGGCATCAAGCCTATCACTTCGCACGAGTTTATGTGCGAAGGTCGAGCCCATTAGGGACTCGATACGGAAAAGAGTTTCCGTTGGGTTACGACTCCTGTCGTCAACCACCTTCCGCAGGAAAGCTGCGGAATGGGGATACCCCCCGTCACCACCCATTTCGATGGGCGTGTACGGACACATGGTATCCGAATCCTGCGGCACCATGATGTGCTGCAGGAGCTGCGCTCGAATGAACGCAGGTTCGGCCACCCGATTAGTCGAGTGGACCCACCGCGCCTCCTTTCCAAGGAGTGCGAATCGACCGACATTCGTCATCGAATATGAGTCGGTCTCAGACTTCTGCGGAAGCAGAAGCCGTATCCTCGGATAGTCGAGGTACTTTAAGGGTTGCCCCCGTCGCATCATCACTGATGTCGACTCTGAGGGGTCCCGGGGGACGATTACGCCCTCCTCACAGTAAAAAGCGAACTTTTTACTGATGTAAGTGTCCTCCTGGGACACTTTGAAACCTATCTTACGTAGGTTTTTAACTTGCTGCTCCAACTTGGAGCGCTCGTTTGCGAGGGCGATTTCATCGTCCCCGACGAGGCTGTACACGGACAGCCCCGAAAGACGGCACGCATAATCATGCGCGACCGTGAGGACGCTCTTAGTGAGCATGTCCCCCATGAACCAACCTCGTTTTTTAACGAGTAGTTCATATCCTCCCCGCACGGGGGAGAAGACGTACCTGTCAGACAGGTACAGGGTCTTTACTAAGACCGCCAAACCCCGAGGAAAACCTCGGGGTGCCATTTCTACGAATTTCTGTAGAATGGCTCCGGCAACTTGCATGTTGCCGAAATCTGTCGCTTCCGACAGATCAGTGGACAACGCGTAGATGTCCGGATTGGATCGACCTTCTTCGAAGGTACGCGATCCCAGGGTGTCCCAAGAGACATCCTGTGGGTTCAACACGTCTGTGAGGAACCTCCAAAGATGACGGTCTGCTTTCAGACCGCTCTTCACACCACGCGACTTAAGAGTCGCCTGGAACACGTGGGCGAAAACGCCCACGAGTAACTGGTAGGCAAAAGGTGCCACCGTAATTGTCCGAGCCTTAGAAGGCTCGGCCACGACGTGTACACGTACACATCGGATATATGTGGGCTTATTAAGCGCCACCCAGATTGCCCAATCGAGCAAGTCTGTAATCGACTGAACCCTCCTGGGTTCAGGAGCTGGATCGAACTCCAGCGTATCCGGGTCAAAGTGGCCACGGAAAAGCCCATCTGTACGACAGATGGACTTGAGGGCGCCGGTTTTACCGCCGTCCTGCCGTGTCTTATCAAGACAGGCTGAGGACCCGAC